TTAGCAAAGAGAGCGCTTCCGCCTACGGCAGTATTTGATCCACCAGAGGTATTAGAGCCAAGGGCGCTAACGCCTACGCCGCTGTTTTGTACACCTGTTGTATTAGCTGTTAAAACGCTACTTCCTATTGCAGTGTTGTTCCCGCCACTCAGCGACCCATCATCCAGCGCCTGATTACCCAACGCCACGTTATTAGAACCAACCGGATAGTTCCCATCCAGCTTGATCGTGCCGCCGTCGATGGACACGTTGCCGTTTACGGTCAGCGCAGTGATCGCGGAGCTTGCGCCAAGAGATGCGCCGTCGATGGTGCCGCCGTTGATGTCTACGGTCGTAACCGTGCCGAGGTCAGACCAAGTGCCGGTCAGGGCACCGCCGCCGGTGGCGTTGAGGGTGGTGAAAGAACCCGTAGAAGCCGAATTAGCACCAATAGCCGTGGCGTCGATCTCGCCGCCTGCAACGTCGATCTTGGTGATCGCAACCGAACCCGTGCCGTCAGGCGTAATGGTGACGTTACCGTTGGTGTCCGTGCTGCTGATCGTGTTGCCGTTGATGTTGATGTTGTCGATCTGGGCTTCGGTGACCGCAGAGTTCGTGCCCAGGGTGACGCCATCGACCGAGCCGCCGTTGATGTCCGTGGTCGTAAGTACAGAAGAGGCAATAGTCACTACCCCGGTGGAGTCCGCGATGCTGCCCGCAGCGGTGCCGTCCTTAGCTTTGAGGTTGGTGACTTCGATGTTCGTAGTATCAACCGTGGTCGCAGCAATCGCCGTGACGAGCAAATCCTCAAAGACCTGCGTAACCGTAGCCGAGGCGCCTGCGCCGTCGAACTTCAGGACAACATCTTTGCCATTCGGGATTTCAAAATCGTTGCTGGCGTTGTAGGTGCCCTGGAAGATGATGACCGAGCGGCCACCGGACAGGCTGTTGCGGATATGGACGATCTTCTCAGCGTCGTTAGGTTGTAGCTGAACATACGCCGTAGCGCCAAGGTCGCCGCCATCTACAAACTCAATGTATTTGTTCCGCCCATCGGACGCAGTGCCGTCGGTAATCGTTAGTGCTTTGGGGCTACCGCTTGACCCAGCCGCTGGCAGTGTGACCTGCACAATGCCGTTAACCGCTTGGTCAATCAGGTCAAAGTTGGTATTGGTCGTCGTGCCCCAGGTACCGGACTGTTCACCGGTTCCGATCTTTTCGATGCCAAGGTTGACGGTATAAGTGCTAGCCATCGTTTAATCCTCTATGCCGCGATGTCAGTCCAATCGGGTGTAACACCCGGCGTTACAGACGACCATGAAGTCCCAGGGGCCGGTCCAATATCTCCCCACGCATTCCCAGGGGCTGGATCAATCTCGCCCCATACATTAACAGAGCCTACCGCTGTTGTGATTGTAGTACCAACAACTTGTACTGTAACCCCCGCACCTTCGATAACGGTGACGTTACCCACAGCGGAAAGAATAGGCGCGATATTAATAACCGGCACCGCACCAGCGGTAACCGTGACAGTACCTAGAGAAGTGGTAGCCGAAAGGCCAGAAGTGGGGACATTAGCATCGGCAGCGACAACCGCATCACCGACCTGCCCCGTACCTGCAACGCCTGTTGGCAGTACAACCGCTTCTGCAACAATAGTTACAGAGCCAACCGACCCCGTAGCCGCGATGCCTGTAGTCGGGACGTTAGCATCCGCCGCAATAACCACGGTGCCAACAGCGCCCGTACCCTCATTACCGGTGACATCGACAACCGCTTCGGCAACAACCGTGACAGAGCCAACTGCGCCGGTAGCAAAGAGTCCAGTGGTGGGTACATTCGCATCAGCAGCGACAACAACCGTGCCAACTTCACCGGAACCGGAGACACCCGTAGGCAATACGACCGCTTCAGCAACGACCGTTACCGTACCTACAGCTCCAGTGGCCGCGAGGCCTGAGACGACTACGGGGGCAGCTTCGCCCCACGGACCCTCACCCCAGGTCTGACGACCCCAACCGGTGATTAACGCCATCTACATGCCTAGGCGATGCGAATGATAGCGTTGGAAGCGTCAGCGGTCGGGAACTGGATGGTGAAATCGCCGTTGGTAGACGTTTTGTCCGAACCGAAGTCCAGCACCACCACAGCTTTGTCGGAGTCCGTGCTGTTGTAGATCAACGCGCCGCGAGCTGTAATGGTCGCAGAACTCCACGTCGTATCAGCAAAGTCCGTGAAAGCCGTCGTGCCGGAAGTGGACGGAGTGACGTTCGTCAACGTATTGCCACCAGCCGTGTAGCCCGTGCCCGTCACCTCGTTGGAGGTAGTGTAAGCCGTCGTAGCCGCCCCGAGGGTGGCCGAGCTGGTGAACAAAGCGATCTTGAAAGTATCGCCAGTGCTGTTAGTGAAGTCGTGCGTACCCGTCAGCAGCTCTTGCTTGAACGAGGTAGCCATAGCCTGCGTAATTGCCATCTCAAAGTCTCCTTATAACACCCGCAAGGCCGGGGTGCCCTGCCTCAACCAAGGCATTGTAAATAGTGGTCCGATCACTTGCGATGGCCTCACGCATATAGTGCGCAACAACCATCTCCATGTCTTTCTTAAAGGCCCGAGCTTGATCTTTAATCAGCGGGTGGGCCGTATCGGACACACTCATTAACTTATCGACGCAACGCGCAGCAACTTCCTCTGGCGTGAAACCCCGGTTTTCTGTCGTGTGAACCGCGACAATCGGCTCCGGGGAAACCGAAACATCAACCTTAAACATTAGCCCACCGGTGCCCTATATTGTCCAGAACGGTACGCATCTTCACGAAGTTTGCCATCTCCTAGCTGCTTCAACAGCGTAAGCGACAGACCAAACATCTTATCGTAATTCTGCACAATATCGGGCTCAGCTTTCATAAATCGGGCAGCTTCTACCAGCGCGCCGTTAAGCAACGCTGAGTCAAACTCATCCCCAAGCCACGTCGTCCCGGCAGTCACGATAGACTCGGGATAGTAGCCGTAATGCAGCTCGACCGTGTAGTTGCTGTCCGGCGTCGGGCCTACGATAAAGAAGTCATCATCAAAGTTGGCGTAGTGCTGAGGGAGCCCAGTGGACGATGACTTGGGATAGGCTTCACGGATGAAGTTCACGTCTTTGTTGAGTAAGAACTGATAGTCTCCGCTGCCATCCTCAACCGCCAAGCTGTAGGTGTACAGAAAGTCCGTGGGGATCGCTAGATACTGATTACCCGACGTAAACGCACTCGTCACGTTCCGACGCAGGGCAGGAATCTGAACAGAGTTGTAAATCTTCTGCTCTGCCTGCTGCGTGAACATAGCAAGTTGGTCAGCCGTGAAAGTTGTTTCACAGATGTCCTGTACGTTCGTTGTCAGCTCTACGTAATTCATGGCTTACGCCATCGGCCCCCGAGCCATCGTACCCTTGGTGGCGGCACCGTACCCACGAATCTTGATCCCAGACGTTTTCATGTCAATCGGCTGGTTGATCTTCGGATTCGGCACTTTCTTGATCTTGCTGGTGTCTTTGACTTTCATGACCTACTCCTAAGTGATCGTTACGGTCACTGTGCCCACAAACCCCGCACAAGGTACGGAAAGCACTGGGATGATGTTAGCACGACTCTGCGCGTATTCTGGACTGTCAGGGCGTGGATTTCGGATCGCCTGCGGGTCATCCACCGGGTATTCACCCAACTGCAACTGCGGATGATCGGGGTCCCAGCACTCGGGACAGGCTTTGATGTTCGTATCCCGGCGTTTGACGAAGACGTTCCGTAGCTCACGCAGCTTGTACTGGAACCCGCAGACATCGCAGATACCAAGGGCTCGCTGGCTAGAAGCGAACCGATTACTCATCAGATGCGTCCTATGCGCGGCACAAAGCGGGCGTTGGTCTTCACTCGGTCTTCGCTCGCTGCGCGCTCAAACTCTTCCTCGTACATGGCTTTCAGGATCGGAATGCGCTGCTGCAGCTCCGGCGTCTTCATAGCAATATGGTAGGCCAGCCCCGCAACCAAGCAGGGGAGGAACCGGAAAGGCATGTCAGCCGTCTCAATGCCTCGTCCTGCGTCCTCAATGCGCCGCATGCGCCAATACTTGAAGGTGTAGTCGTTGCTGTCCGGCACGGGCCAGACGTTGATTCTGGGGGCATCCACAAGCCGTTCAATCCAAAACTGAATCGGGCGCCCGGTCGTCGTCTTGTTGGGGATAGAGGCGTAGGTGCTGACGCTGATCCGGTTGATGGTCAGGTCCTGCTGCGTCGAGCCCGAGCCCGTACGGATAACTTGTTCTAACAGGTCAACGGTATCGGTGGGCAGGGTGTACTGGGCCGTGCCGCTGACTAAAGAAACGGTACCCTCATCGATGGTCCAGAGGTTAAGCCCTCGGTTTTGCCATTCGATGGTCATGAGGTTCATGGAGCGACGAGCAGTACGCAGGTCGTAGCCAGAGCGCATTTCCCGTCCGGCACGCTCCCATGCTTCCTCGGCGATCTCCGTGAAGTCCATGTTGAACGCTGTGGTGCCTGAAGTAGCCATCAGGTTACGGGGCCTCCGACCAGCCAAGCGTCACAGGTACGAGAGCCCGCGCACTTGAAGTGAAATAGTTGGCAGTACCCTAGGTTAGCTGCCTCAGATACGGACTCGGCGTCCGCCATCTCAAACTCTTCGTCGCCTGCCATGCCACCATCGATACAGGCCATCATCTTCGGCGTCTGGATAAAGGCAGCGCAGTTACCGCAACGGGACTTCTGGGCCTCTTCCGGGGTGATGTCCCACAGCTTGCCAAGGCGTTTCCAGAACTTCTCGTTGGGCTCCTCAGGGTTCATCGGGCCATAGCCATACTCTTCAATGGCGTGGTTCCGATTCTTGAGGTTGACGTGCACGTCCGTGGTGGCAATAGGGCACTCTTTCGGGTCTTTGTACCCGCTAGCGATTGCTGACCCTCGTGCACTCGTCGGACGCCTTGCCATTACTTCTTCCTCTGCAGAGGCTTCACACGGCGGGGTTTGCCTGCTGGCTGGCCGAGACTCTTCTTCTGCGACACCCTGCTCTTCTTCTCAGCAGCCGTCATCTCCGATGCCGTTTTGGGCGTCTTTGACGACACGCGTTTGGTCGGGCGGCAGTACGGAGTCCCGCGCTTCTC